TCTTTTGCCGCCTTAGCGTTTTCTTCGGTCAAGGCCTTAACACGATCGACGTCAGCTTGTTTTACTGCGCCCTCTTTCTTGAGTTCACCTAAAGTCCGTAGTTCTTTGGCTTGAGCTTTATACAAGTCGTACTGGGCCATGTCCATGTTTTTATCCATGGCCTTTATGGCTAGCAACTCTAGTGTAACAGCTTGACTCTCCAACTTGGTCGCGTCCAATTCCGAAATGGCCTCTTTAGACAGCCCTATTCTGTCGTTAAACTCTCTCTGAGTCTCGACCTCGGTCTTCATCTTGTCTAATCCTGAGGCTAGAGAAGTAAGGTGTTTTTCTCTAGCCTCAGTAGCCGCAACTATAGCTTTCTCTTCCAACTTGTGAGCGTTAACCAACTTTATCTTAGTATCTAATTCATCGAGACTAGCGTCTAAACTCAGTTTTTGCTTTAGATTAAGTTTCAGCAGACCCGCATCGATCTTTGTATACAGGTCTATCTTCAGCTTGTCCGCTTCGTTTAATTTCTCATCACTAGCCAATTCCGCAGTTTGCAGGTTTATCTTAGCCTGAACGGACTCCATGATTTTAGTGTAGTCATCGACTTTGCCTTTACCTTTATTTGTAGGGTTAGACGGTTGAGATACAATACCGTAATCAGACCAAGCCCTATCTGCAGGGTGATCTAAACGATTCATGTAAGCTGGATTTTCGTAATTAGTCTGAGACGCAATTAGAGCCGCGGCGTCGCTAGATGCCTTATTAGCCCTGTCATTCCTCATAGATGCGAAAACTTTACCGATCAAGGCGCTGGACTTCGATGTAGGAGAGTTTTCACTGCCTACAACGATATCCATGAGCTTCATGGTGAGTTTGTCTGATGTCTTGAGTTGATTCATATCGCTCTCAAGACTTGCGGATACCTCAGCGATCGATTTACCTTGAGTTAAGTCAAATATAGCCTTTAATCCGGCAAACGGCACCTTAACCGCCATAGCTACTTCGTAAGCCATCGCTGGAAGTAACGCCAGGGCTGAAGCGAATGTCATAGCCGCATCAGCCATAATATTCATTACGTTTGCAACGCCTTCGCCGAAACTAAGAAAGTCTGCTTTCCCCTCAACTAAATCAGAGAAATTCGTGACTATCGATTTGACGATTATAGAAAATGCATCTATAATCCCGGATAACCCGTCAAAGAAATCCTTGATGTCACTTGAAGTGATTTTTGAAATCCAATCGGCTATGTCACTAAACAGTTTATATAGGGCTTCTCCGAATACTTTACCAACCTCGGGGTCGGAGAAAAGCCCTGTTACAGCTTTAGCGATTTTAGTAAGTCCGTCAATAGCCCCACTTTGTCCGATTGTCACATACAACTGTGTGATTGCGTTTTGCATGCGCATCATCTGGCCAGTAAACATTTCTGCGGCTATCTGCGAGGCATCTCCATATTCTTTCTTGATCTGAGTGGCCAGTTTTATGACTACCTCATTAACGTCTAGGGAACCTTTAGTGACTGCACTGCGAAATTCTGCCTGCGTCATGTTCATAGCTTCAGCAGCCATGCGCATCGCCCCTGGGAGTTTATTGCCTAATTGGCGTTGGAACTCCTCAAGACTAACCTTGCCCTTAGATACTGATTGTTCCAAGGCATTAAACAAGAGATTTGTTTCGTACCCTTTCATATGCAGCACAGATGATGCTGCGGAAATGGCCTCGAATACCTGGCGAGTCATTTGACCCGTAGTGTCAACACTCTTTAACGCCGCAGCCAATCGACCATATTGTTTGATAATTGACTCGACACTAACACCGAGTTTATTCGCTACGCCGACAATGTAATTAAACTCGTCTTTTGACTTGCTGATAGAACCGTTGATAACCGTCATTGTCGCTATGAAGGCGTTAAAAGTCGTATTAACGTCTATCATGCGATCCATGAAGGACTTCATGGCCGCGCCCGCTCCTAGAGTCGTAAAGAAAGCGGATATACCAGAATTTGCAGCGGAGAGGAATTTATTCATCCTCTCTAAACTGCTAGACACATCGCCGAATGCGGTTTTCGACGAATTGGCCATCTTATTGACGGCATTGGTTACTTGCTCGGCCCCACTAACGGCTCCACTAGGATCTATAACTACCTGTAGGGTCGAAGTGTCGCTCATTTTTTGCGCTTTTTAATGGTTTCTATAAAAGCCACGTCCATTTGAATTATGAACCTTACAAAATCCGCAGTATCACTACTTCCAAATAACTCCAGATAAGCCTGAATATCTGTCAGACTGATGGAATTTATATCCATCCCAAAAGTACGTCTAGAAGACAGTATATCGAACGCCGTTACATACTCTGTCATCCACTCGAATACATCAGGGCGTTTATCTAGGGCTTGAGGGGATATGCCTTTATCCTCTAACTCCTTGAGGAAGTCGACCTTATCCCCCCACTCCCCACGCCACTTAATGTATTCGACTAGTCGTTTCCCTTTTCAACCTGCTCTTCTACTCGGAAATTCTCCAAGTCCATCGAAAATTCCTGGATATACTCTCGCAAATCAGGGTTATTGATAAGTGCGGTCTCACAAATCTTGCGACTGTAAGGAATGTCCGCACCTTTCGAATCCACTACGCCTTTCCAATCCAACACCAATGCTTCTGCGATGGCTGCACAAAGCAAATCGCGGCTTTCAACAGGATCCATTGTCCCCTTCTCGATCTTTCGACGATGAGGGGCTTGAAGTCTAGACAATGCGCGCTGAAATTTCGGATGGCCTGTATGCACCACACGGAATTCTGATCCGCGATATTTTGTCCATACACCCTCGTCTGCGCCTTGGGTGCTCTGATCAATGTTAATAGCCACAATTTTTCCTTTAAGTTAGGGTTTAGGGAGTGTTGTATTTGTCGATCTGGACAGTGCAAGAAGTGGCTGTGTCATACAGAGCTCTCCAAGTACCCTTCATCATAATGTCTTGATCCAAACCGCCAGATACGACCGTAGCGGTTTCGAACTTAACCTTGGGGAAGATGAAGGTGTAACTGTCAGTAGTTGCGTCCTGTACTTTGAATGACAAAGCAAAAGCAGTGCCGTTCACGAAACGGTTATACGCCGTCAAATCAGTGAAGTAAGCTTCGATGTTACCAGTCACGTCCATCTTACCCAGTGCTACACCGATATGGCCGAAAGAACCAATCGCGTCCTGAGCCCGCAGGTTATTATTAATGTTGACAGACAGAGAGTTTATCACCATCGTGGTAGCCGCACCGTTTTCCTTGATTTCAATCACGTCTGTTACGGCGTTCATGATTTCTTCGGCTACCCCTGGATTCGCTGGAGTTGTAGCCCCCACAATCTGTGTCGTGCTGACAGAACAAGATAAACCCATCAGGGTCAGAGAACCGGTGAGAATTGCTCCGGTCTTGAAATCCAGATTAAGGGCGCCAGCACGCACCCCAATAAAGTTCTGATATACAGGGACAGCTAGATCTTGGTAATGTTTCTGAATCGTGAACGATTTCAAGACCGTTCCGTTTTTCATGGTAGAGGCGTTAGCTACCGGGGCACTAAAAGAACTAGCCATAACTGCTTCGAGAAATACCTCGAATGACAGGAACGATAATTCGAACTGAATATCTCCTGAGACGTCCGCGCCGACTCGAACCAGATCCGCGATATTGCGGTCTGATCGAATTTCGGTGCTTTGAACCGTTTTCACGGCATAGTTAAGAGATTCGCCAGTGTAACGAATATCTGTAAGAGCCGGAGTTGCCGGAGTGGTTCCGAAAGTTACTTCGGGTACGTACCGTAGAGCGGTACGATTAGATGTTCCAAGATTAGCCATGATTATTCCTCTCTAGAAAATTCAACAGACACATTTACTTGATACCAGTCCTTGTAGGAACCGACTTTTTGAACCCTTGGGACACGAAAAAGTATACCACTGATACGCTTTGACTTGAATAAGGGGGACAAAATATCAGCTATCTCAAGAGCTCTTCCAGAGCCTATATCAGGTCTAACAAAGATTTGGAAATAAGCGATTCCTCTGTACCTGTACAAAGGATCGCTGCCTAACGAAACCTGATTGGCTGAAGCGTTTTGAACGGATACACGAATCCATTCGTTTACACTAGAGTCATTCATTTCATCGTTTTCGTACTTAATCAACGTGGACGAGTAATTACCCACCACGTAAGATTCAATAACTTGTTTTTCGGTTGCAAAACTCATACTTTAAGTCCTGCAATCGTGGTACGCACCATGCCCACAGGAGCATTGTGCGGACCCCCATGTTCTAACACGCCAGAATAAGGTTGACCGTTGCAAATATACACCAGTCTTTTTGCCATCGAACCAGACAACGAAGGTGTAATAGGCCTTGGCAAAACACTTAACTGCCCAACATCCTTCAAAGGAATAGACTTAAATACAGGGGAGTCCGCATTCATAGTCCAGCAATTTCTGGCTCGACCCGTCCACACAGGAGTGTTATCGACTACGCCATCATAAACCTTCGTGGCAAGATCTGCTACAATTTTAGACAGATCTTTATCTACAGTGTCTATAAAACTCTGTGGTTTTACAATCCATGTAGAAATGATCTTCATTATGCGCTCTGAGGTCCGCTCTGGTTTAAGTTTAAATTGTTAGGCCTTGGTACTGCTATTGGTATGTTAGTTTTGAACTGATCAGAGCGCAATCCAGAGCGCTACCTGCGCAATTGGACTGTATAAACTAATACATCATTACCTACATACGACGGGGTTATCTTTAGAATGGCATAAGTGATCGTTCCGATAGTCATTTTGTCGTCCAGAGTCATTTCGAACGTTGGATCCTTGAAGACTGTCACTTTTAAGTCTGAATACAATACGTTAGTGTTGAGTTCACTGACATTAAACGAATCTACGACCACGTCCACTTTAACGGACGTGGTCGTCTGTGTTTTCTTACCTGTCAAAACATCGTAAGTCTTAGTCGTGCTCTTCAACAAGGTGGCAGTAGTTATGAGCGAACCCATAGCCATACGGGCCTTGCCTATAGAATTACTTACGATCGTGGCTAAGTTCATACTCTTACCACCCCGACTTGTCTAACATCATTACTAGACTCTAGAGAGTAGGATCCCCAAGGAGCAATCATACTTCTAACCATAAGGGGTAAACCGTAACTTTTGACTTTCTCTGCGAATCTGACTTGCAACGTTCCTACACGAACCAATGTCACTGGGTTTTCCTCCATTTGGAAACCCCCAGTGGAAATAAGACTGTAAGCCAATTCGCAGACAATGTCTTTGATGGGTTCTGGGATTACGTCGTTGGGAAGATACGGGCCTCCGACACCCACGTCTGTAGTAGCGCTTACGTATGGATAGACATCAGGTTTTGGAACCCACATTCTAGGCCAACGTAGACGTTGTGACTCAGAGGCAATATAACCGTTCCAGGTCACTAGAGTATCTAATAAACGTGTAGCCTCTATTAGAGACACGTCTTGAAATTCAGTTGTTTCCCATAGTGTTTTGCCTACACTATTTCCAAAGTAATTGCTAGCCTCAGCGACCGTACAGTAACTGTTAGAGGTCGTTCCGCCGGGGGTAGCGATTAAGGCCATTATTTAGCCTTAGCGGTTTCAACTTTAGCCAGAGTAGGTTTATCAACTGAAGGGACAAGAGTCTCAAGTTTGTTATCCACCCATTCTACAGTGCAACCGTAGTATGGCACTAGAATCAGTTCGATCAGTTTTGCCGTATCGACGTCTGTCTCAAGTTTCTTATCAATAAAACGATAACGATTATTGAGAATGAACTCACCATCAGGAGCTGATGGCAGGGTGAAAATCGCTTTTGTATACATGAAGACTCCTGCAAGTACTTACCAGAAACCACCCTTAAGGTGGTCTCCAGAAAATACCCTGATTAATTCAGGATACCAGGGGCAGCTGCGATGCCCAACTGAGAGAAGTTGGCAAAACCGCAGTAGAACTTGATACGGATGATTTTTTCATCCGCAGTCTCTTTGGTACCAACATTCTCAACGCGGACACCTGCGGCACCACGAGCTGTCAGACCAGAGATACCATGCTTACCAGAACCATCATCAAAGGTGCCAGCATACACTGTGGTGCAAATGCCAGACGAAGAACCTTGAGTTTGGTTGGTGGCGATCCAGTCATTGACGAAGATCGGAACACCGCGGTAAACCGGCACATTACGACCAGACGGTAGAGTCATGACTTCACCAATATCCGCGCCACCCAAACCACGCAGAAGGGCAAACAACGAACGACGAGTGCGTGAAGGCATCATCATGTAGTCCACTTGACCGTCTTTGTCCTTGACCGTGTCAATCAACTGGTCCAGAATGTCGAATGACAGATTGGAACCAGCCGCAGCACCTGCATTGATTTTCTGACCTGCAGGAACCAGAGCACCCAGACCGGTGAAGGTGTTGGAAGTGCCGTCACCATTGATCATGGTGTCTTGGTACTGACGAGCCAGTGATTTGGCCTTGGAAGAGACCTGAGCACCCGTCTGACTTTGTTTGTCAGAACGGGTGGCTTCGATCAGACCGTTAATTTCTGCGTCACCCAGCAAAGTGGTCAGGCTAGATGTGACTTGAGTGAAGGTGGCAGCAGCTTTCGCTGTGATAGTACCACCGACACCGAGGAATTGCACATCGCCGTTCACATTTTCGCGGTTGTAGCTTAGAGCGTTGCCGTCGATTTCCATGAATGGAAGTACTTCGTAGATCGGATTGACCGTCACGATGCTTTCGATGATGCCGGTCAAGAGCAGGTCTTGCGAGAGTTTTGCCGATTCGGCTAGGGTAACTGAGGCCATATGTTTCTCCAGTGAAAAATTGATTAAACGAATATACCACTCGTCTACCCCACCGGAGAGACAATGCGCAAAATCTTAATCGCTGATTAGAATTTTGCTTATCGTGATAGCATTATAACTTAACATGGTCCCCAAGTACATAAATATAATCAGGGTCCATGATCCTGGGGTTTATTAAATCCCCTCTAAACCTGCAGAGATTTTTTGTACTGCGGATAGTTTAGACGTGTCGCCCAATTTACCCCCAGAAGAACCAGAGGCCCCACCTCCAGAGGATCCTTGGAATAAGTGAGGAGCGGATTTCTTGAGACTAGCGGTCCAGTCTGCTACAGACATTGGGGTTGAGCCGTCCTTGCCAAAGATAATGCCGCCTTTGCTGTCCACAGGGACCGCTGCACCGTCTTTGACCTGAAAAGTTGTTTTGGCGCGTAAAAGAACGTCGTCCACTGCCAGGGGCTGTACCCCGGACTTGATAGCCGCATCGCGAACCGAGCTGTCGATCAACAGGGACTCTAGTTGGCGTTTGGCGACGTCGTTGGCTTGTTTCAGAGTAGTGATCTCTGTAGACATTGTGTCCCGCATCTGGTTAACGCGTTGTTCAACGACTTTGTCGATCTCACCAGCATCGATGAGTTTCTTCTCATCCGCCTTCGCTTGCAATTTCAGCAAATCGCCATATTTGGCGGGGTCGATGTCTTTGTATTTTTCCAGATCTTTCAACAACTTCACGTTGTTTTCCCGGAACTCGTCCAGTTTGGTTTTCGAGACCGCGCCATCAACTTCGAGGTAATATTTACCGTCGTTGTTTTTGGTGTATAGCCCCGCTACATCGGCACTCAGACCGTCGACACTGTCGACTACGAACTTCAAACTCATGATTTAACTCCAGGTTGGTTTACAGGTTTTGGCGCGCTACTAGCGGCCGTCTTCATCATCTCTGCTTTCACATCATCCAAGGCTTTAGTTTCCTCTGAATCTGTGCGATCCGGAGAAATAACGTCGCCCCGACGCAGGTTGTACACCAGCGTCTCTTTGCTAAGACCGCCATCTAGGTAAGCCCTGACGATCTCACGCAAATTCGCCCCAGACAATCTATTGTCCAGAAACTCTTTGTCCATCGTGATCATCACTGTGGTGGGGTCTAACCCATCCATTTTAGCTAGACAACGATAAACTTTATTCAATAAAGCCTCGACAGCTCTCACTACAGCAGCCAGTGACGCGGTCTCAGACATATAACGCAGACGCACAGTGTCCGCAGCCTCGGAGCCATTAGAACTCTGACCAATAAGTCTAGCCGACAAACTAGCCAGCTGACTTTGTTTCTCAGACAAAGCCTTTTCCAGACTCACTAGTCCTTGACCTGTGAATTCTAGATAGTACGCCTTCGCGTGCACGTCCGGAAGTACCCATGCTACCATGGACCCAATACGTAGTTTAGTGGAACTATCAACTCCAGAGACGACAGGAACAGGTAGGCCAGTGTAATGGCGACCATGTTCCAAATCAGCGCTAGTCCTATAGTGAGAGATATTGATGTCCACGATGTCCAGGACCGGCGGTTTGGACATGTCAAATCCGATACCATAAGGGTTCACCATGTAAAAAGGTATATAGTCCATGGTCTGACCTAAATTAGTCGGTACGATGGGCGGACCTACTAGTTTATCGTCGTCATCGTATATAAACTGAGTGTAAACGCCGTTTACTAGTCTCAACACGCGATACCGGGTATAAGACTCCAAGATAAACTCATCCTCTTCATCTTGCTCAATGACGTTTTCCCTCAACACCACCAAGACTGGGTTCCCTTGGGTATCTGTCCGCCAGTTAAGAACGTTCTCAGCAGTATATCCGGCGATAGTAGGTGGACCCCCCTCGACTGGCCGATCAACCAGCACTCCATACCTACCCATGAGAAGATTCTCAGACAACGAAGCCGAAAGTAACTCATGAAATTGCACCCCGCTGTTATCTTCAAAATAGGGTTTTAATTCCTCCGGGTATTTCATGACAGGATGCTTTGTCGTGGCCATACCTACCAACGCGGAGATGGTCTTGCTAGTTATCGAATAAAATAACGCACGCGTCTTGTAGGCCTGATAATCCTCATTAGTTTGTTCCGACAACTTGGGAAGGTATTTCGTACCTGCATGCTTAATCGCACCTTGCCCCTCAAAGGCATCCCTACACTTTTCCCAATCCTCTTTGCGATCTTTGTACTCTGGGTGTTCTGAGCTTACAGGCACGATGATTCTCCTATTTTAGGTTGACTTTTATATACTCTCATGCATGGTTTGCACGAGCCATCTAGCTTATCTGTTGAACTCGCCTGAAATCCGAACACCGTTCTGGACTTTAACTTCTTGCAAGTACAGCAAAATTTTTGGGTTTCCGTATCTGCACCTAAACGATTGTGATGGTGTAGAGTATTATCTCTATGACTCAGAATTCTCAGATTGTCAGGACGATTGTTCTGTTTGTTTTTGTCTTCGTGGTCTACTTCCATATTTTCCGGAATAACTTGACCCTTTAGTATTGTCATCACTAGTCTATGAATAAAGAAGTTGGTGGTTTTTCCATTCTTGCGTAGACCGACGTATAGATAACCACGACGATTCACCACTGGTTTTAGATAAATCCCGGATACATGACTATACACTCGACCATCATCGTCGAGAGAATATAGATTAGTGTACCCAGGTATAGTTCGCACTTTAAGCTCCTGTGACGGCCATTGTCTGGGCCTTTTTAGCTGACTTTAATATCCTATACCGAATCACATCATACAGATGGTCCTCACCGTGCGAATCGATGTCCTCACGGTTCTTCTCATCATTCTCCAAATTCGGCAAGGTCCTTATCGTATGAAAACACGTGTTAAACACAAAATATCCAGGCTTCTCCATCGGCCGTTTAGCCGACGCCTCTAACCGCCCACGCAATAACTGCACCCCCTGAATCCGACTCCCTGGGGACTTATTAGCTCTAGTGAACTTAATACCCATCGCAGACATTTCCTCAGCCACGGTTATGTGACCCGGCTCGCTACTAAATATTGAGTTATCCGCGGGACCGGCCTCTACGCGACCCCATAATCCTTCGTCTTGCTCGTACTGTTTAATTCGTCTAGCCTGCTCTGTAGCAGTGAGACGTAGTCCTTCATGGCGCTTATTCGCGAAATACACTTCGCCGATCTGGAATATCGATCCTGCGGGGACCCAGGCTTCGTTCCCATTTCCATCGACAAAGTCTTCACCGTCACTCTCAGCAAACCAACAAGCCGCCGCAGGGTTACTCGATCCATAGTCATAACCCCGGTCAATCCGCCAGGTGCTCGGTACTTCGAACGGCTCCACGACGTGATATTTCCCACGCCACACATCTGCGAACCCTCCGCTACTGAGACTTTCCCAGTCGCCCTCAAGCATCGCTTGGACAGTGGCGGTATCACCCATACCCTTCAGGCGCTGGTGATATTCTGGGTCGTTCAACATCAACACAATATTCTCTGTCAACTTAGCCGGCACATATTCTCGCCGCATCGACCCTTCGTCCTCAGGGGCCTGGAATACATGGTCTGCGCCGAAGTCAACAAAATTCGACTTGAAATAGTGATGCCCTACGCCCCCAGGGTTAGCCGTATATAATATCCTCGGGAATTTCCCACGCCAGTTAGGCGGCACGTTCATCGACCCCAACCGGACCCGACTCCGTATAAACCTCACCATTGCTGGACTAAAGTGCGTCGCCTCATCGATTATTAAAAACCCTATCTGGGCTCCCTGATGGGTAAAAATATCACTCTCATACTGACTATGCGCCAACTGTATCCGACTCCCATTATAAAACGTGAATGAGAAGTCACTCTTCGAAAACACGCAATCTCCGCTCTCGATCAGGTCCTTAAGCATCTCCAAGTATCCCCCAGGGGTATATACATGATTGGCAAGGACTTCCTTGAAGGTTCGGCGAAACAAATAAGTGATCAGACCAGGAACCTCGAGGCTATAGACAATGCTAGCCACGCGGGCGAGGTAACTTTTTCCTCCACCAGCGGCTCCCCCGTAAAGAATTTCGTTGGCTGGCGAGACTAGGGCTCGTTGTTGCTTTGCGTAGAGCTTGAATTCAGTCATTACCAGTTCGAGAGAGCTAGGTCGGAGTGCGACGATGCGTTTCTCTCAGTGATAATGTTGGCATCTTCAACATCAAACAGGGAGACTCTGACAGTCTTTTCTTCGCGAACGTCGCTCTTAAGCTCGACCGACTTCAATTCTGGCTCGATATATTTTACAATACATTTGTGGCACTCGAACTGGAGGCGCAAATCCGCTTCTGGGTGATGAGCGAGGCGCGCTATACTCAGTAAAGGGTGATAGTTCGGGAACTCCGCGTGAATCATGCTCACCAAAGCGGCGCCACGAGAGGTGTTTGTGATAGGCATCATTAGCTGCATTATACAAGGAATTTTTGCAAGGGGTTGAGTATAATCCGGGGCCCATGAATTAGGGTAAGCAACCTCGTACTATGACCCAAGCACTCATCCCAAATACTTCGCACTCATCCCAAATACTTCGCACTCATCCCAAATACTTCGCACTCATCCCAAATACTTCGCACTCATCCCAAATACTTCGCACCAATCACCTCGCCCGTTGCCATAAAAGCGAGTTCAAATTTGAAAAAATTTCCCAGAAACTGGGTCGATGCGCGATGGGGCGATGGCCCCCATGATCGCGTCCATTGGAGCGACGCACCACGCACGATCTCTGAAGGATCGAATCGTAATTATAAATCGATAATAAAGTTACGAACAATAAGCGAGAACTAAACTAACAACTTTAGAGTTACGAACATGTTATTATATGCAAACTAATAACATTAAAGATACGAACATGTTATTAGTTACGAACATGTTATTATATGCGAACTAATAACATTAAAGATACGAACATGTTATTAGTTAGTCTATATAGTCACATAAATACCGATTAGTCACATACCTACTGATTAGTCACATATATACTGATTAGTCACATATATACTGATTAGTCACATATATACTGATTAGTCATGCAGTTACCCTTTAGTCACATTATAGTGTTTATAGTATACATAATACATTGCTTATATACGACATATAAGTTACACGCTTATATAAGACCGCACTGATGCGATATATAAGTTACACGCTTATATATCCACGTCAGCACATAAGACTTTTGCACATATACCTACGCACTTCGCACGATGCGCTGATTGAGCGCATTCCGGGTTCGTGAAAACTGATGTCATCCCAATCGCGCGAACGAATCTTTTCCGATGCTATATACGATCAACTTTTTGCGCTGATTGAGATGATTTGTACAGATTGTTACGATTTATTTTCAGCACTCACATCGTTTTTGTGGTACACGCACACCCATATAAGCCGGATCCTTATATTCTTATAGGACCTATCTCGTTACAAATCATTACACTTTTATCAATTAAATGTCAGCACACATCAATATTGCGTGTAGAATATCACCTATCAACAAGCAATAAGGCGGGTTGATTAACCAAACCAAAAGGACTTTATCATGAATGCAACTACTGAAACCCTGGCTCAAGAATCTTCAACCCTTGAAGTTCTTGCCACCCGCCTTGAGACTCTGGCAGCCTTGAACTTGGAAGACAAATTGTCCCTGAAAGTTCTGGGTGAGAAAATCAATGAAATGATTATCATTCTCAATAACCAAAAAGTCACACCTTCCCGCAACCGGGGTCCTGCCTCTGAGAAGGTCATGACAGAGGACGATGCACGGAGGGTGATGATTGGAGACTTGAAGGGCTCCAGCCACAAAGAAGCTGCTGAGTTGCTTGGCTTGTCTTACGGGCAAATCTACTCAGCACGTAAGGGCTTCACGTTCAAGCCAGTTTACAAAGAGATGACTTCAGCTGCAAAGTCTGAATAATCTTAACAAGGGGCATTATGAGTGCCCCTGATTAAGATTTTTCGTCAACCAAAGGAGAAAACCATGAGCTATTCTTATTTTCACCATGTGGCAAATTGCCTTGTGGATAATGCCAAGCCCCTCCCATATCACGTGTGGCTGAGGATTCGTAACAACTTAGGAGTGTAACGTGACAATCGATGATCTCAAAAAGCTAGGCTACCAAGTAACGCATCATCCGGACTTCTGGATTGACGTTGGTGGTCCCGAAAATGGTCCGAAGCTCTCAGGCCACGTCGCTTACGACGAATGGGTTTTGGATGACAAGTACGCGATCGTTGTGGATAACGCGATTGTGGAAGAAGGCAGGTTTTCACCTTACGAAATGGAGTTCTAAAATGTCACATTATGAAGTCAGATTCAATGGTTCGAAGCACGAGAATGAGTCCAGAGCGCTCAAAGAATGCGTGGCGTACCTAGGCAAAGCTCGATTCAACAAGATCGTCCAGGCTAACGCTGAATCGCTCCGAGGTGCATCGTGCAAAGAAGCTTACCGCGCTGTCCGATTCGCGTTGCCCTTCGCTGGAATTCAAGGGTATTGGCCGACACGTGCTTTTTTCAAGCACCTCTGGCCACTCGTTTAGTCTAGGTCAGTCCGAATCGAAAGGTCGTAGTTATATACGACCTTTTCTTTTGCGCTGACTGGAGTGATTCCCATCGTTACATTTGTTACATTTATTTTTCAGCATTCGTCGTATTTTTCCTGTAGAATTTCTCATGTTAAACAAAAGGAGCCCACCATGGCACGCGTTCTGTTAGAGGCACATTGCATAGAGGATGAATTTGAAGCATCCATACTCGCTAACCATGGAGTCCGGATAGGCTCCAGGGAAGGCGAGCCATGGGACGTAGAGTTTATAGGCCCACGTGAGGGCCCACGCAAAATGTACGAAGAGCATTGGGGCGATTGTGGCAGCGATAGAGACATCGATGAAATGATCGAAGACTAAAACAAAGCGGCTCCGGCCGCTTTTTTTCGCGCCGAAATTGATTCGTCGTGCTAGCCTATCGCACAAATTTTTCGACGCTGACAGAGACGATTTTGATCGTTCCAATGTCGTTTTCATGCAAAAACATGAATTTTCCTCCTTCGCACGACGCGCGACGCCACATCAGCGCAAAAAAGTAGCACGTAGGCTAATATACACTTAAAATTTCGGACTGACCGGAGCGCAATTGGGCGCTTCCAAACGCATCCTCCACCACGCGCGACGTGCGACGTCCGTGGAGCCCTCCATGGTGCTCTTCCTACAGAGGAGGGACAACCATAGAGAGCACTTCCATTGGAGGATCCGTGCGTGGGTACCCTCCCAGGGAATCAAAGCCACATGCGCCGGTACCCGGAAACCCCTCAGGATATCTGGGATTCCTTTCCAGGGAATCAAACGCAAACATGCCGGTACCCGTTATCCTCTGGGGGTTTTGAAGCAAAAAATAAGTCCCGAAGGACTTATTTTCATGGATCCTGGAATTAGGATTTATGCCAGAAGCGCGTCGGCCGTCGAACCTGCATCAACCTCAGCAGTGGCTTTGACTTTCTTGCTCTTGCGTGCTTCACGACGGTTGCCACCGCCAGCATCCGCTACTGCACCTTCTTTCGTGGTCGTTGGTTGACCACGAGCTGCGGTGCGAATCGCTGCGAAAGCCGTTGCTTCTTCGTCCGATGCCTCAGCAGTGGTTTCCAATTCAGTAATCACCGCGTCCACAACGCCTTCGCTATACTTCGGATGACGTTGCAACCATGCCACACCTTCTTCCTTCTGGGCAGCCGTAGGTTTGAACGTGGCATCAACATACGCGAAATTGCGGTTTTTCTTGATGTCATCGATCTTACCTACAGTGGTACCATACAAATCAGCCAACGCCTTAGTGGCGTCGCCCTTGTTGTTACCGAAGCGAACTTGCGCAACCACCGCCACGGGCATACGACCGTTGATGATGTTAGGGTTCACTTTCTTTTCCACTGCCACAACTTGCTCTTCACTCATGATTTTCTCCGGTTTGTTAAGGATATATGCAAGATTGTCTTGCATGTTGTTATTATATAGCTAAAAATTGAAATGTACACGCCCTCGATCGATGGCCCATGAATTCATTTATCATCGAACCAGGCCCCCAGTTCTAATAGGCCCCATCCGATAAACAGGTACCACCACCCGAAGCCCACAACGGCCATGGCCATCAAGATTAGCCCAGTAAGTTTATGCATGGAAGATCCTCGTTACAATTAGTAACATTATGGCCATATAGATACGCACCATGCCTATAGCCCCTGCTACTAACATCGCGAGTATCCTGAATGGGACGGATTCGTCTTTCAACGAGACTTTATGGTTAAATGAGTGTTTCATAGTCGTATTATACACTATTTACGTCGCCCGGCGCATGGCCCGTGTAAATATATTTATCTCGTATTCGCGATCTTCAACTCTTCAAGACTCTTGGGTCCTGACTTGACTAGACCTGTATAATGATAGACACAGACGCGCAATCGTACTCCCGGCTCATCTGTATCTAGTCTTGGATTATACAGAGTCTCTTGGGCTCTGGCTTCGCAAAACAGGCGTCTCTTGCTAGACTCGTTTACCCAGGTCCATCGTGCTTTGTATGTTTCAGGGTAGTTCATAGTTGCGCTCTGATCATCTCTTTTTGAGGGTGGATAGTAGCTATAAGGCCCATCCTTTGTGGCTCACTCAGAGCGCATCAGGGTATGTTCTGTGTATGTTCTTTAAGTTCTAACAATGCTACCAAGTAACTTTAGGGATTGCCGCATTTCTCACCGCGGCCTCCTCAGGTTCCATGATGTACCGTTCAAATGTCAACAAATGCTCTTCAGGCGTGTCAACAAAGATAGATCTCAATTCTCCGGACTTCCTGAGTCGTGTATCTGCATCTTTATACATGAGGCCCTCAATGTTGAACCATCTCTGGAACATCTCATAGTATCGTTTAGGTACCACTGCACCACGCCATACAAATGATGAGCCAGTGAAATCTAAAGTCCACTGAGGTAGTGTGACGATGTCCCTTACAACCATAGCACGAGACTTACTGATCTTGTCGTACAGTTCCTCGATGCTCAAAGGGAATACGTGAGCCTTGGCTAGCTTCCATGCAGCCCCGTAATGGTTCTGACACACTCGGACTCTCGCCCTAGGAATGTCTATAGGAGCCTCTGCCTCACGCTCAATGGGTGGATAGTAAAGGCTACAAGGCGCAGGCTGATGACAAAAGACACAGGTTTTGTGATCTACGTCCGGGACCAATGAAAATACTCCATCAATGACCTGCCCACTGTGCCAAGCATACATTGCGATTTGTTCACTTCTCTTGCGCATAAGAATCCTTTATAAAGAGCAAATTATACTCTACAAAGTAGTCGTAAGGTTGCCCAAATTCATAGGTCCATAACATAGAGATTTTATGGGACTACTATAAAAAAAGTTCAACTTTGGAACTAAAATTTTAGCTTTGCAATGTTTATTTATTATTTTGATAATGCATTAAACCCCTTTCATTAAACATTGCAAAGTAGATTTTATTATTATCAATCCAATTATACCAATAGTATAGTATATAGTAAACCCATTATTTTTAATAAAAACAACAACTTACGGGGTTCACAGTCACCGAGGTTGCACTACTGTGTAAGTTGGTAGCATGGGCCGATGGGCCTGGGTCAAAGTGCATTCTTCCCTTTTCCCTTTTTTCAATTAAACTTTTACATCAGTCCAAACTAAACATAAAAAACATCATTGGTAGTTCCCAAAGCATGGGCCCCTAGAATATAGCCCCACCTGCGCCCTTCACGTATGTTATAATAGTCCATGAATAATTCGCCCCCAAAGATCATCGAGATCTTGATCGCAAGACTTTTTTGTTCGCCCTTGGCATTCCCCGGTACTGTTTCTGCGCTCGACTCCACTGTGGGTTCCATGTATACTACGTACCCAATCCTCGAGGATTTCATTGAACACATTGCTCGCGGAAATCCTCCGGACTTCGTTCCTGGCCAGGATATATCTAGGGCGTATCGTACCCGATCACGAGTTGTGCTTCGCTTTGCGCTCCCGGAATACTTGCGGGGTTTTACAAGAGACCTCATGCCTAATTTCGATGCCCTCGAAAGTGAGAGAGACCTTCTGTATCCGCTGAGGGCCACTGAATTCGATAAGCACGGGCGTGCTCGGGCGTCGTTCCTGTGTACTAGCACCCCTGCAAGGGTTTATCGGAGGCTCACTAGTGCGGCCGAGGTGATAAGGGACGACGGGCATGGGTCGTTGCGTGACATGGTGAGTGCGAATCGACATCAGGTCATGCAGTGGCTGAGGATAGTGAGGGGGCTTGACATACTGACAAAGACTGTGTCAAGCGAGGAGATGACGGCCCTCGAGGAGTGCCTGGGGTCGGGGGATTGGCAAAGAGGGTTGACACTACGCATAGACACATCGCAGTGGGTAGATAGATAATGCGCGGGTGCGTGCGCGCTATAACATAAGTGGGACGTTACGTGTTGCCCTAATTCATGGGGCCCAAGATAATAATGCAACACAATGATCACTAATTAAGATATAATAAACGAGATAAAGCGCAGTATAATAACTACATCGGCAATAATGCCGACAACCTGGAGGCAGATGATGTCTGGATTGCATAAGGCTTTTTATGTGACATATGGTCACGGCACGAATCTGAGGGATAACTTCAGCGTCGTTGAGGCGGTTGACTATGATGCGGCGAGGGTCATAGTGTTTAACACGATCGGCGCCAAGTTTGCCTTCATGTACGACGAGTCCCAGTGGGTGGAGGAAGGTACGAGTCAGGCTGCTTATTACGGGTTGACAGAGGTGCCGCTTCAGGCGCAGGTACCCGTTGACCCAAATGCGTGGGCTTTTAACAATGGATTGGAGAGTTTCTAATGGCTACCAAAACAATCACGGGGTACATGTACCTGGACAAAGACCGAGCTTATCACAATGATAAGGAGTGGCTGATTGGCGACCTTGGGTTGCAGATTTTCAGGAACGACAACATGTGCAGCCTAGGTTACATTCGCGTAGGCGAGTGCCAGATCACTTATGACTTGCCCGATGACTTCGACCCACGGCCTGACATCGTGAGGCATTTGGAGAGGGTCAAGGCAAAAGCCATGTCTGATTTCCAAGCGGCTATCACTAAGATCGATGCGCAAATCGCGCAGTACACCGCGATTGAGGGGTAATCATGGGTATCCAAGCTTATAGTTGGCCATACGAGATAGAGACGACTGTGTGCAACGGGTTCCCTGTCTTGGTAGGCTTCACCATCACCCGCGCTGATCCTGAAGTGGGGTATTTTAATGACTGGATCGATGACTACGACATCATGACTCTGAAGGGTATGCCGGCGCCATGGTTGAGGGTGAGTGATGAAGACCTTGATCGGGTTTTCACCAAGGCGATGGAGCATGTTGACAACCAAAGGAGAAATCGTGATTACTGACCACACGGTACATCGGATGGCTCAAGACATCCATAACAGCCTCATCATGTTGTCCATGATAAAGCAGTTGCCGATTCGTGAGGACGAGAAGCATAGTATGATTTCACAAAGCCTGTCGCCGATGCGGTATATCACGCTGCTCACGGAGATGGAGGCCGGGTTAAGTCAGCGGGTATTACTTGTCTTGATGGCCCGGTGCCCTGAGGTAATCGATGTGTGGCATGAGGCTAAGAAAGCCATTTGCCGCGAGGAGTTTAGGCGGGGTCAGAAAGATGATAACCAAGAGATCGAGAGTCTCGAGGATGCAGAATTATGTCTACACAAAATAATGGGTATGAAATCATGAAAAAGATCGTAAAAATATTCCAAAAGCCCTCCATTGGCGAGGCCCTTGCAGCTGAGCTCGATGAGGCACAGCGCCAGTTGCTGGAGGCCGAGACAGGTAAGGAGTACGCAGAGAGCATCGTGCGATATAACATTGCGCGCATTGCACGGCTCCGTAATCGGATTGAAGAACACGCAACGCAGGTAGCATGATATGGTCTCAAAAACCCAAGAGTGGGAGATAGACCCTGATGCGCGCACTAAACGGATAACCGTTTGTGTGAGTCCCAACATCGACGTCATAAAGCAGCGGCTTAAGGTTGACAGTGGCGTGGACATGACGTACGTGCAAGTGTTCGACTTTTTGATACACTATTACATGAAACATGCCAATGAGCCCAAGACAGCATGGAGGCCCCTATCGTGATTCACAGAATCGACAAGACTAGTGAGTTTGATCGACGGTATGCGGCCAATGCTGCGAAGCAAGCCGCACGGAAAGAGCGAAACGCTGCGATACTCGAGGCCCGGATTGCTAAGGCAGAGGCCATCGCGCAAGAGAAGCGGGACAAGGTGATGAAGGTGGTCGAGTCCATGCCCGCTGACAGTCTGGGAAATATTGTCTTAAAGATGTGGGGTACCAAAAATGAGCTTACCTAAATTACCTGAACCAGAAGCCTTCCGCTGTGAGTTCGACGGTTACGGATGGCTGTACCGCGACAACGGCAGCGGTAGTATCTGGAGAGACGTGCAGGCTACCGACAAGGAGTTCATGTTCACCGAAACCCAACTCATTGCGCTCCAAGCTGCGACAGTGGAGGCTTGTGCTGAGATGTGCAATGAACGTGCGGATAAATGTGCTGAAGCGATTCTCGCCATGCTCAAGGAGAAAGCTGCGAAAGCAGATCTGACGGACCCAACGCGGCTTGAGCGACAACGCATACTGAAAATCGTCGACGCAAGAATTGCTTTAGAGCAAGGTCGCGAAGGAGTTAGTGCATTGCAATATTTAAGGGACTTGATATGACTATTTTTCATGTGACTGACGCCATGTTGAAAGCCTCGAAAGAGATCGACTTTCTCAGGATGGAGGGAGAACGGCTATCGAATCATGCCACGATTCTTCGTAAGCAGCGAGATGACTTGCGTGAAGCCCTACGTAAAATCGATGAGCTCGATCAAAAAGGGTGCTCACCCGCTTTGATGGGTCATATCGCTAGAGAGGCCCTAAAATGAGCGACGTAGAACTAGAGTATTGCAAAGTCTGTGGGCGACGGACGTTGCACTTGAAGCCAAGCACCTCTCACTTGTTGCACTTGATCATGTCTATCATCACCATGGGCTTCTGGCTCCCTGTTTGGCTGATCCTGTCTATCAGGCACGAGTTTGAAAGCGAGTGTGTGGAGTGCGGGGGAGTGGATAACGTGATTGAGAATACCTGGGACGAAGGGCGTCGGCCAGTGAAGAAAGACTCGTACCCCTATCGGGTGGGAAAAGCTCTGATCAGCCTAAAAAGTAAGTGCGTAGGCTTATATCAAAGCGCTAAAAAGTATGCGTCAGAGCGCATTCTGAGCGCTCCGGAGCGCAACAATGTTAGGTAAACTCCTCATGTATAAAGAAGGTCCGGTTGAGATGGACAAGACATTGGAGTTCCAGAAGGTTTACAAAGTCCATGAGTACGGGGTGGCATGGCAGAAGATGAGTCGAAGAGCGGGGTCAACTCGCTGGACAATGAGGGACTCACACGAGGTTTGTTTGCCGAAAGAGATTATTAACATGATGGTGGAAAAATGCTAAATTCAATATTTAGGTTCTTAAAAAGCGCAGTGTATCTTTTCGCTGTATCCGCAGTTCTAGGGTTCATAGCGGGGATTGTCTGGGGTGCAGCGACAGCTGCGTTTCGCATTATTGTAAGGTCCTCGTGGCTATGCTAAGTGATTAGCACATTCAGGGGCCCCTTAATTATGTTATATAACTGAGGTAACTTTATGTTATAATAAGCTTGACGCCGCAATCTGGTTAGGCCAATCAGATAGTCTTATGGAAGCCCTAGGCCAGAGATGACCTAGGGCTTTTATTTTCTCCAAATGTGCGCGTTAAGCCGCGGTGTCCAGCTCTTCTGGACTAACACCTAGTACAAAAAGAAGACACATGTCAGACGACAACACAGCTATCCTCTTCGCGAGGAGATTCGCTGAAAAAGGATTCTATGTATTTCCCATGTATTCATCCATCAAGGGTACCCAGAAGCCGTATGGCTGGGCCCGCAACGAAGTTAAGGATGAAGACAAAGCCAAAGCGATACCTGCAACCAATGACCCTAAAGAGGTAGACACCTGGCCTGAACAAGTACGCAAGAAGTACAACGGGGCGATGGTCGTCGCGTATGGGGTTTTAGGTATAGGCCTTGTTATCTTTGACCTGGACAATAAAGACGGGAAACGTGGTGCTGAGCAATTCAGGCTCCTGCAAGAGAAGTTCAAAATACCCTCGCCACAGATGGTGGTTAAGTCTAAAACGGGCGGGTTCCACTTGTATTATGCGAAGACGCAGAAGTATGCCGGCGCCAAGATTAAGTCCATCGCCAATATCTCTATAGCCGGGCAGAAATACGAAGGGGTGGACGTGCGAGGGGATGGAGGCATGGTTGTTGGCCCCTTATGCGAGGGTGACGAGGAGTCATGGGAACGAGGTAACTATCAACTCGTCAAGGGGGAACCTGGAGTTGAGCTTACGCAGGTACCCGACGATGTAGTCATGGGGTTGACAGGCGCTAACTTCGTAGACCCATTAGACAATCTCATGGGTTCATCAAAGCAACCAGACCCGAACGAGGATGTCTTTGAGATTCTGAAACGAGGTGAAATCCCGCCGGTACTCCCTATGGGTGCCAGGAATATTGGGTTCTTCATGTTTATGAGTGCCCTGAAAAACAAAGGGTTCTCGCCTGACACAGTCAGAGCTTATGTCACAAAATTAGTTGAGGTAACTGAGGGCAAAGAAAATCTTCATGAGTCAATTGACTTTGAAGACATGCTGGCTCGGGTATTCCACGTTGATCACAATAACCCGTTTGACGTGGCTACAGACCTCATTACCAGAGGCATGTATCGGGTTACAGGGCACGGTAACAAGATCAAGTATGTCTTGTTTGGGGACAATCCATACTACGCTTCAATTGGCTTTCATGATCAAGCTTCCATCAAGCAATTGCTAGGTCGCTATTCACGGCTCGTGCCCCAGGCTAATGGGAAAGACAAGCTAATTAACCCGGCAGATTTGCTGGATAAATTGTTTGACCCAACGCATGAGGTTGATATATCGGGCTTCAAGCCTGGCGCCCCTGAAGTGTTCCACTCATCGGAAATGGGTGGGCGCAGGTTCCTCAATGTCTGGAACGATGTTAGGAAAATGGTTAACAAAGATGATCTGGATAATGACGCATGGGACCAGTTCCGTTTTGTTGTGTCTAGAATCTTTGGCCCAGAAGGATCTGATGAGTATCAATTCGGACTAGACCTCCCAGCATGGTTAATACAGAGACCAGGTCTTAAGCCTGTAGTGGTCCCCTTCATTCAGTCAGCACTACGAGGTGTAGGTAAGTCATGCTACCTCAATGCGTTGAGACATGTTATGGGTGCATCCAAAGACGGTGTGAACCAGGCTAGGTCAGTCCGGCTGGAGGAAATTGGGGCAAGGTTCTTTAACCCTAATGGCGCCGCACTGTTAATGCTGGACGAAGTGCAATTTGCCACTCACAGGAACATGAGGCAAGAAGCCACTAGTTTCTGGAAGCATTTGAAGACACTGATTACTGCATCAGTGATTCCAGTTGAGATCAAAGGCGGCGGTACCTTTGAGCTACCAATCGTGTCAGGCATGCTTATGGCGGGCAATAGTAACAATCATTTTCCCATCGAGGAAGCAGATCGCCGTATCTGGATTATTGATAATAGCCCGCCCATATTGTCTAAAGGTTTCGCGGACAAGTTGTTTGACCTGGAAAATGGTGATGTGCCTATAGCAGTCAAGCGGCGCACCGCTAATACCATACGGCACCATCTAGCAAATCACAAGATCAAATACAACCTCGCAGATATGCGGGCCCCGATGAACGACATCAAGCGGGAAATGTTCTTGACCGGCTTGACAGACCTCGAGGAATGGTTCGTCACTCACTTTGAGGATGACAGGAACATCGCAGCCAAATCGCCAGTGGTAACCAAAGAGATGATTGTCTATGCTTTGGAAACCAGTGAGAGAATGATGAATTCACGCTGGCGTGAAAACCCAGAGGATGCCTTCAGAGAACTCAGAAAACGGGGGATGGTAGTCACCATCAAAGCTAAGGGGCAGCCCAACCTTACACGGCAGATGAATAGCTACCCCAACATTAATGCCAATGGCCTGGACATTATACAGAAGGAACGGACCGTCCTGTATACAAGTCGTAAGCACAGTGAATTCAACAATGAGGATAACGAGATGCTGAAGCAGGCACTGCGGGCAAATCAGTTATCAATCAACGAATGGAGGCAGGCTTCTATACAGAACAGAGGCAAAGTTATATCTTCCTGAATCCTTAATTTGATTTTACTACTTGAGAAATTAACTCAGTATAATAGAATATGCGAAATTTTCACACACTGGACATTGAAACTGCAGCCACCAATAAAGGTATGGCATTACATGCAGGACTGGAACCTTGGCGCCTCCGTCAAGGGAACGCAAGGATTACGTCCATCGCCATTTGCCGGCCTGATGGAACGACCGCTCAGATTGTCAATGACAATGACGATTGGGATAAGCAGGTAAAAAGCCTGCTGGTAACACTGCAAGGCAGAATCGTATATGCACACTTTGCAGTGTTTGACATTGCATGGATGATTGCACAGCTGGAACCTAGTAAAACTGGAGATATTCCGCCTCTTATGCGCGGTATACAATGGCGCTGTTCACAGTTGCTAGCTAAGTGGGTATGCAACGGGCAAGTGGCTGAGGACTCTAGGTTTAGCTATGGGTTGGCCAACCTAGTCAAGGTGTTCCTGCCTCAAGATCCTGATACTCCTGACTTCATCAAGATGAAATCGATGGGGGTGAATGCCGGTACCAACGATGAGTACTGGCTGAAACGTGGTAACTTAGACGTTATCATGACGGCCCGTTTGGTGGACTTCTTGCTGACTAAAATCCAGCAACCCCAGATCGTAGGCCTGCTTACGGAGTTCCAATGTCTGGTGCCGGTCGCCAATAGTTGGATTATGGGTATTCGTATTGATCAGAAAATCCTTGATCGTATTCAGCCTGAAATGGCTGCGCAGAAAACAGAATTCGCTCGCAGACTAGGTGTCAGTGAGGCTCTGTTTACTTCACCAAAACAGTTAGGCCACCTGTTGTTCAATCAATGGGGTTTGCCAGTTCAGTCACGCACTCCTACAGGTAATCCTAGCAGCTCCAAGGAAGACCTGATGTGGCTTCAGTATAACCTGCTGAAGGAGGGTGCACAAGATTATGCAGACAAAGTAGGGATAATCTTAGAGGCAAAAGTGGTGTCAACCATAATGTCCAAATATGTGAAGACTACTCGTGAGGCACTGACTCATACCACTGATGGTTATATCTATGGCGCCCCTCGTATCTTTGGCACGTACACCGGCAGGTGGACTTATTCTAACACTACAAAGTCCACCGACTTTGAAGACGACACTGAATCCAAATACAAAACTGGAATCGCCCTGCATCAAATCCCTAGAAAAGCCAAGATCGTACGAGAGATGCTCTTGCCTCCTGAAGGGTACTCTATAGGCGAATTAGATGCATCAGGACAAGAGTCCAGACTCATGGCTTTGCGAAGTGGCGACGAGACGATGCTCAAGGTTTTCAAAGACGACTTGAACTTTCACTCTATGACCGGGGCCAACATCATAGGTGCGGATTATTATGAGTTTGAAGATTCTAGAAAACACGAGGATGGCGCGGGGTATTACACTGAGCAGCGGCAGTTAGGCAAACTAACTAATTTGTCGTGCAATTATCGCATCGGCGGTAAATCACTAAGTGAAAAAGCCTTCGTTAATTACGACACCTACATGACTATCGAGACTGGTAACTTCCTCGTCAACACATTTAAGCGAGCCTATCCGGGGGTTCCAAAATACTGGGATGATGTGGTGTGGGAAGCCAAGACGGACGGTTATGTGGAGATTTACGGAGGCCGTAGGTTTAAGCTTTCTAAGTGGTCCACAGATCGTTGGATGACCGAGAGTTCCGCAATTAACGTACCCATCCAAGGCGCTGGGGCTTCTATGAAGGAAATAGCCGTCACAGAACTAATGCACCACGTGCCTGAATTTAAGTTCAGTTTAGATTTGCATGATGCATCTTTTGGATACATAAAAACAGAGAATGCTAAAGAAATTTTCGAGGCCGCTCAACACTGTCTTAACAACATTGACTACGAAAAGTATTGGGGATTTAAACCCTCTATTCCTTTACCATACGAGGGCGGATATGGCTCTAACTTTGGGGGGGTAAAGTGAAGATACCTGGATATGAGCGATACGAAATTTTTGAATCTAGTCGTATAAAGGGACTTAGAGGAAGATTTCTAAAGCCTGGAAATTACGGAGGATATGATACTGTAGGACTATATAAAGAAGGCGAAGAATATCCTACTACACTTTATGTGCATAGACTAATGGCCGCCTCCTTTTTAGGTCTCGATTTGTCTGACTCCAGTACGCAGGTAGATCATTTAGACATGGTCAAAACCAACAATGCCGTGAGTAATTTGAGGCTATGCACTCAATCAGAGAATCTAAAGTCTAGAGAGAAGGCCCTAAATCAGCAAGATAATGACGAAGTTAAACGCTGCAGGATGTGTAACCTTCTTATTTCCACATCTAGCTTTGGACAAAGGAAGTCCGGCGGACTTAACTCATACTGTAAGTCTTGCTGGTCGGCATATGTCCAGAAACGAAGAATTACTCAACCTGTAAAATAAGGAATCATAATGTCAGAAAAACCTGTAATGGCTCTCAGCCATAGTCGATTAAGTGACTTCAACCAGTGCCCTAAAAAGTTCTGGCATAAGTACATTGCCAAGACGGCCTCCTTCAAGGAAGAGGGTACGTCACCGCACCTGGTGCGAGGTACGAATGTCCACAAGCAACTTGAGAATTACATCATCAAGAAGTCTGCGGGTGAAGAAGGTATCAGGTCCAGTTCTCTGCAAGAGGTCGAAAACGCCAAGCCAATGATAGACGCCTTGTTTACGTCATACTCGTCGGTACTTCCTGAAGCACAGGTATCCATTGACAATCAGTGGAAACAGGTTGAGTGGTTCAGTAAGGACTCCTACTATCGTGCAATTCTGGACATGATCGCAATCAGGGAATCAGACATTATTATCGGCGACTTCAAGACAGGCAAATATGTTGAATACACTCCGTCCACGGGATACGGTCAACTTGAGTTATCGTCGGCGATCGCGCTCTCAATTTGGCCTGACATCCCTGTCGTACACAATGCCTATATCTATGTCGACCACAAGAAGACTATTAAGAAAACGTATGCTCAGGCAGACAAACCGAGACTGGTTGAATGGTTTCAGCAAGAGCATGCGAAGGTTAATGCGGAAACGAATTTCGACCCTAAGGTGAATGAGTTTTGCAAGTGGTGCCCTGCTACAAAACTGCAATGTCCTTACAGTCGGAAGCTTTAATGATGAAAAGTAGCGCTCAGGTATGCGCTCTGATCAGTTAAAATAACTGCTACCAATAGCAATACTAAGGCTAACTTTTTATAACTTAATTCAGAGCGCTAGTTCAGAGCGCCCAGAGCGTACGAGGTAATAATGGCACAGTCCCCAGAAGGTAAGGTCAAGGATTTCATACGGAAGTACATGACTGAGAACTTTGAAGACATCTGGTACTTCTCGCCACCTGGCGGCATGTTCGGGAATGGCGGGGTGCCTGATCACTTGTATTTATGGAAAGGAATCTTTATAGCGATTGAAGCGAAGGTCGAAGGTAATACTCCATCGGTACTCCAATGGAGACACTTGAGACATATAGCCCGTCAGGGTGGCGTAGCAGCTGTTGTGACGGGTAAAGACCTGGATAAGATGGTCAAAATACGAAATAAAATCTTTGAGAGAATAAACTATGACTCTACGACTACCACTTGACCAATACCAATGGCCAATGAAAATCGGGCAGAAGCCCTTTTCCCACCAAATAGAGACGACGAAGTTTCTTTTGATGAATCTACGCGCCTTCAACTTTTCCGACCTAGGAACTGGGAAAACGCTATCAAGCTTATGGGCCGCAGATTTCCTGTTGTGCAACGACAAGATAAAGAAAATTCTGATAGTGTGTCCGCTGTCAACGATGCAGTCCGTATGGGGAAGAGAAATCTTCACAAACTTCCCGCACAGAAAGTACGCAATCGCGCATGGAAATAAGTCATATAGAGAATCCGTAATAGCTGGCAAAGCGGACTTCATTATCATTAACCATGATGGTGTGGTGATAATGGAGGAGGCCCTTATACGAGCCAAGTTCGACTTGATTATCATCGATGAATTGACTGCCTTCAAGAAGCACACGACTAATCGTAGCAAGGCTATGATCAACATATGTCGTAATGTCAAGGCCGTTCATGCATTGACCGGCGCACCAACACCTAATGGACCCACTGAAGCTTTTGGACAAGCTAAAGTGGTCAACCCAAATAACCCCTTCCTGCCTAAATACTACACAGCATTCCGTGACTCCGTGGAGCAACAGGTAGGACCGTTCTTGTGGCTACCTAAGCCCAATGCGCCGGACATAGTGAATCGTGTATTGCAACCAGCCATACGGTTTGAGCGTGACAAATGTCTTGATTTGCCGCCGTGTCAGTACGAAGACATTATTGTCGAGTTCACAAGTGAGCAAAGAGAAGTCTACGACAAAATGAAAAAGGAACTCCTTGTTGAGTATGCCGCAGGTGAGATAACCGCAGTCAATGCGGCAGTGAAAGTCATGAAGTTGCTGCAGATAGCTGCGGGCAGTGTGAAAGATGATGAGGGCAACGCCTATAAGCTTGACAGCTCCACACGAGATGACGAGTTGTGGAGAATCTTTGAGGAAACAGGTAAAACAAAACTCGTTGTGTTCTGTGCATTCAGGGCCAGCATCGAGCATCTTGTGGAGTTCTTCCGCAAGAAAGGCGCAAGGGCAGAGTGTATATATGGGTCTGTGGACCATAAGGTTCGTGCTAACCACATCAAGAATTTCCAGGATGGAGATCTTCAGGTTCTTATCATTCAACCTCAGTCGTCTGCGCATGGTATTACCTTGACCGCAGCGAACGTGATCGTATGGCACTCGCTGGTTCCCTCAGGAGAAATCTATGTGCAAGCGAATGGTCGTATAACCAGGGCTGGTCAGACTCGTAAACAATTGATAATCCACCTCATAGGTTGCCAGGCTGAAAAGAGACTTTTAAGCATAGTACAAAACAAAGAGAGTAACTCGCATGAGGTGCTGGATATGTTCGCGGTCCTGTGATTAGGGGCGAAAAACGACTGTTTTTTGCAGTATAATTAACAAGTAGCAAGTCGCTACTACTAAATAAGGAATCCGAAATGTTAGAAAAACCCAACTTCTCCAGTATTGACGAAGCCATCAAAGCCTACGTTGAAACTCGTGACGATTTGCGTGCACGTCAACACGCTTTCAAAGAAGAAGAGACAGCCCTCAAGACTGTACTCGAACAGATCTCCATGTGGCTGCGTGATAAGGCCGACGAATTGGGGGTCGACAGCTTCAAGTCAAATCAGTATGGCACAGCATTCCGCAGTGTGAAGACTAGTTACCGTGTTGCAACAGGTGGTTGGGATTCATTCATTGGTTGGATCAAGGACACAGGCAACTTCCAGTGTCTAGAAAAGCGGGTCGCTAAACTGGCCACCAAAGAAATTCACGACGGTACCGGTATCATCCCTCCTGGCCTTGATTATGTGGCTGAGGTTGAGATGGACGTCCGTCGTCCTACCAAATCGTAAGATAGGCATTGGTCAGAGCCTTAATCTGACCTGGTTTAATAACAAGGAAATCTGAAATGACAGATAAAACTACGGCGGTAGCAATACCAGAGTATCTGAAGGCCTTCATGGCTAGTCAAGGTGCGAATGCTGAAGCAGACAGTCTTGCCTCAAGCAGCATCTCCATCCCACGTGTCTCTTTGCGTGGCCGCAAGTTCCGTTTGGTGGAAGGGGGTGAAGAGATTCGTAAACCGTCCGATGAACTGAATGCAGTGATCTTGGCTGTGGAGCCCGGCGCTGGTTTGTTTATCAAGACCTTCTACGAGGGTACTTACAACAGTGGTGACAGTTCTCCGCCTACGTGTGCCAGTTCTGATGGTATTGCGCCTGATGGTTGGGTGACCACCCCACAAGCGCAGCGTTGTCAGACATGTCCTAAGAATCAGTTCGGCTCCGCCACTTCTCGTTCTGGCAAGAAATCAAAAGCTTGTCGTGACAGCAAACGTGTTTGGTTGGCCTTGCCTGAAGACATCGACGGTACTGTGTTTGCTATGGGCATCCCGGTTACTTCTCTGAAGAATGTGTCTGAGTATGGCCGTGAATTGAAAACCAATGGGTACCCGATTTCTGCTGTGATTACTCAAATCACAATGGAAGATTCTGAGTTCCCAATGTTGGAATTCGAGATGCTCGGCTTCTTGGATGAGAAAACGGGCAAGTCTGCTCTTGATCGCAACATTGCTCGTGACTGGAACATTGGCAGCGCATCCGCAGCTCCTTTGCTGGAAGATGCTCGTGAAAAGCCAAAAGCTTTGCCTTCTGTCAAAGAAGCAACGCAGACTGTGGACGCCACGATTGCTGACACAAAATCCACCTCTAACAAGGGTGTGGACGACGTACTGGGTAAATGGTAAAACAAACGATGGGGCTTCGGCCCCATCATTACTGGAATAAAAATGACAACAGCATTGGCCCTGACTCTAGGTCACAATAGCTCTGCAGTACTCATCGTTGACGGTCAAGTCATTTGTGGGTACGAACAAGAGCGATTCTCTACTGTGAAGTCCGATTCACATTTCCCTACTGACGCTATCAATGAGATCAATAAACGATTTCCTCTGCCTTCTGACACGAGCGTGTGCGTCGGTCATTGGTTTCTGGATCATGATCTTCCTAAGCCTAATAAGTACTGGGATCCTGATTTTCTGGTCAAACTGATGCCACATTGTGAAGTACTCTCACTTGATCGTGAATTCAGTCATCACGACAGTCACCTCGAATCGGCCGTGGTTTTTGCGGGGGACGATTTCGCCAACACATATACCGCCATTGTGGCCGACGGGTTCGGCTCGTCAGGCGAGTGCATCTCTGTTTATGAAGTTCATCGAGGTAGTTATAGACTGCTTAACCGCTGGTTCGGATTTGAAAAATCATTAGGCCTATTATATCAATATGCCACAGCATTCTTGGGCATGAAGATGCACAACCATGAATACAAGATGTTGGCCTACGAGGTGCACCTGCATAAACTGGGGTATAATGTCCTTAAACTGAACAGTATCGTCCTTGATACAGCAAAGGTATGGGTCGACAATATCTTCCACAGCAAGATCGATAAAGAGACAGACCCATTATTGATGGCCACTGCACTGACAGAGACGCAAGCCCGTATAGATGTCTTGTTGCAGAGAGTCCTCATTGAAATGGACGCCAGCGGGGCATCAGTTCACGACAAGCGCTGCATCATCTCTTACTTTGTACAACATGTGGTTGAGGAAGTGATGGTTACTATTTTCCATAACTTTGCGCCCACGAACCTGTTGTTAGTGGGCGGCCTGTTCTACAATGTGAAGTTAAACAGTATCTTGGCAAAACTCACACCTGAAAAGACTTGTATCATGCCGTTAGCGGGTGATCAAGGTTGCGGGCTTGGTGTTTATCAGCGATACTTCGGTGATCTTGAGTGGCCTGAACACTTGTTCTGGGGGCATCGTGATTTGAACTTCGCATGTGACGATATACAGATGGTTTCGTTTGAAGACCTGGATACCGCCATGGGTCCTATAGTCGACGAACTGAGTGAGATCGGTTTTGTTAATATCGTGCGAGGTGCGATGGAATTCGGCCCTCGTGCTTTATGTAATACCACCACATTGGCTTTGCCTTACTCATCTATTGGTGAGACCATCAATGAGATTAATGACCGCACTAATGAGATGCCCTTCGCACTCGTCATGAGTGCAGAGCAGGCCGTAGATTTGTTTATCGATGTAAGCAAGATCCATAAGTCATTGGGATATATGATCTGTACCCGCGATTTCAGACCAGGCAAAGAAAGTGACCTGTTTGGCGGTGCACATTATTATCCAGATTTGCGAGTGCATACATGCAGACCGCAAATCACGGACGATCCACATTTATTAGCTCTTGTGAACGCGTTCGGTCCACTGATCAATACGAGTTACAACTTCCACGGCGTGCCTATTGTTTTGGGTGAATCTCAAATCAAGGGTACTCACACTAAGCAGAGGGCTGTGGCTCCAGGCAGAGACTTTCGTACTTTCATCATAAGGAACTAAAATGACTTTCGCTCACCAGGTTATTGACTTCAATCAACAAGTCCTCAAAATCCATCCAAGGATTCAATGCCCTCTGTCTTTCCCCGAATTTGAGATCACTGTCAAGTGTCTCAGAGAAGAGGTCGATGAATTCATTGAAGCTTCACAAGCTGCTGACTACATTGGGCAGATCGATGCCTTGATTGACCTGCAGTACTTCGCCATGGGCGCTCTGTACAAACTGGGCATGACAGCTGACCAGATCAACCGTTGCTGCACCGCGGTCCATGAAGCCAATATGGAGAAAAAGCTTGGTGTTAAAGCTAGTCGTGGTGACGGCTCCGCCGCTGACGCTATCAAGCCTGAAGGCTGGGTTCCTCCTGAACACCGCATTGGTGAAATCCTGGAGTCATAATGGCTATCATCCTGGAAGGCATGGATAATTCCGGAAAATCCACGTTGGCGAAGAAGTTTGGACTAGAGATAGTGCACCCAGGACCTCGCCCCAAAACGTGGGGCGAGGAGCAAAATTGCCTGGACAACCAACTACGTGAGTGCCGTAATCCTATCGTCATGGACAGGGTCACATGTATTTCCTCACAGGTTTACAAGGGTCGTTTATTTGACCATGCCTACATGTCGTACTTAGACAGGATGGTTTTCACAAAATGCTGTGTGATCATCTACTGTCGCCCACCACGAAATGTCATATTGAAACTCGATAGTCATGAGGTTAAGCCATACGATACGGCTGAAGCCTTGGCCAACATCAAATTGAATGGTCACAATTACATCGAGTCCTACGATCAATTGTTTAAAAGTACACCTCACTTGGTGTATAATTACATTACGCCAGACGAGTCTGTAATCGAGCGGGCTATGGATATGGCGTTCAACTTAGGAGCATGGAAGAAATGGATCTCTTAGCTAACCAGAACAGAGTGGCTTTCCTGGAGATGTTTGACAAGACAATGTCTCACGGTCACCTGGTAAAACCCAGAGGGTTTACCATCGCAGAAGTAGAGGACTTGCAGTTAACTGTCAGTCCTCTGTTTCCATTTATGGCCTTCATAGATCGTAAATATAACTTCGAGTATTTCAAGAAGGAAATGCTGTGGAAGTTGACGGCCAACAAATATGACCAAAGCATTAAGCAACATGCGAAGATGTGGGAGTCAGTGCAGAATCCTGATGGGACCTTCAATAGCAACTACGGCCAATTCTGGTTCGGTGAACAACAAGGGTTCTGGTCTGTGGTCATGGAATTGTTACGGGACAAAGATAGTCGCAGGGCAGTGATTCCTATGCTCAGCAAAGAGCACATGAAGCCGGAAACGGTGGATACTGTGTGTACGGAGAGTGTCGGTTTTCGTATCCGCAATGGCGAACTGAATATGTCTATTCACATGCGGTCTAGCGACCAGATCTTTGGTTTAGGTACCGACATCCCTACGTTCGCCTTCCTGTATCGTCTAGTTTTTGGGGTCCTGCAAGCCGAACACCATTACTTGGCTTGCGGAAATATGACTATCACCGCGATGTCTAGTCACATATATGAGCGTCACTTCGAGATGGTGGCGGATATTTTACGTGCAGGACCTGATGGGTACGAAGAAGTTGAGATGCCGTTTTGCACCTCGATTGAGGCATTGAAAATCATAGCTAGTCGTGGAAAAGACATGTCCAACACTGGTGAACTTGGAAAGTGGCTTGTATCATGAGACCAGACATCGATACTTACTTCATGTCTATGGCTGTCTTGGCATCTAGCCGGGCCTCTTGTAGTCGTCGTAAGGTTGGCTGCATACTGACCAATCAGCGTAATCATGTCTTGGCCACAGGATACAATGGTCCAGCCTCTGGGCAACCTAACTGCCAGGAACATCCTTGTGCAGGGGTTGGTCTGCCATCGGGCGAGGGGCTTAATCTCTGTGAAGCAATTCACGCAGAACAAAACGCTTTGCTCCAGTGCCGTGATGTGTGGAGTATCCATACGGCATACTGCACCGCATCGTCGTGCATAACCTGCACGAAGTTATTGCTAAACACGTCGTGCCAACGCATAGTGTTTATTGAAGAATATCCGCACCCAGAGGCAAAAGAGCTCTGGACCCGTGCAGGTAGGGAATGGTTTAAGTTTTCTAACTTAGGCCTATTGTTAATTAGAAATGTGTAGTTCCAGCGCTCCCATCGCGCTCTGAAACGCTCTGAAAGTTAAAAACGTATTAGCATACGTACTTAAAAATAAGACTGATCAGAGCATTATTCATCACAGAAGGAATTTATATGGCTATCAAAAAGGCGTTCGATAACCTCTTGCAAGAGGCTGAGTCTGTTATTTACGGTGATCGTGAAGAAACATATGGTGACCCTGGTCGCAATCTGCGAGCTATCGCTGATTACTGGACAGTGCATCTTAAGCACAAATACAACTTCAACGGCGAGATCACTACCGACGATGTGTGCCAGATGATGGTCTCTGTTAAGCAGGCTAGGTTGTTACATAACCCGACGCACCATGACTCGATGGTAGATACGGCAGGGTACATCGCTCTTATGGAGCGGGTGCAATGAAATACCTTTATCGTATGCATGCTAACAGCGTGGGTACCTGGAGGATATGGAACGAAGGGTCGATTATTCTCATTGCTCATGCAACGACGATTGGTGGCTCTGAAGTTTTCCACAAAGAGTTAGTACCTGCTGGGTTAGCCGGTCGCTCTCTTGCACAGCAGATCAACTCCAGAATCAACTCTCGCATCTCCAGGATGAGGGATAAAGGTTATAAAGACACTGTTGCTGAAGCCGAAGTCAGTGGCTCTAACCAGATGGGTTTGGCAAGACCTATGTTGGCCCAGTCCATCGACAAGGTTAAGCAGGTGAACTACAAAGGAGCCGTGCTACAGAAGAAGCTCAACGGCCACAGATGTCTCATCACCAGACAAGATGGTGAGATCATTGCGTACTCCCGCCAAGGTAAGCCCATAACCAGCATCACTCACGTTTTAGATGCCTTGAAACATAGATTGCCTGAGGGCGATACACTTGATGGGGAACTCTACTGTCACGGTGTGCCATTACAAACCTTGGCTTCATGGATTAAGGCTAAGCAACCTAACACAGCGAAGTTAAGCTTTGTGTGTTATGACATCATAGCTATGGACGACTACGTTGATAGACATAAGGAACTGTCAGGTATCCTTAAAGACGTCGAGACTCAAGTATTTGGCAAGACACTAGTGCTTCCATATAACCCCTATGTCAGTTCACCTTTGATGTACGACCAAATGAACAAAGTGCGAAGTGCAGGGTTCGAAGGTCTCATGTTGAGGCTAGACAACAGAGGATATGAGGTCGGTAAACGCAGTTCAGGGTTGTTGAAGGTCAAACACTTTCACGATGCTGAATTCAAGTGCATCGATGTGGAACCTAGCGCAGACGGTTGGGGGATTTGCGTATGCCTTGCAGAAAATGGCAAGATATTTCGCACGTCGGCTCCAGGTAGCCACGCAGAAAAACGGGACGCTCTGGTGAACAAAGTGGAATACATTGGTCGCATGCTAACTGTGGAATACAGTGAATTAACAATCGAGGGCTTGCCCTTTCATGCCAGCGCTAAGTGCTGGAGAGATGAGGACTTATGAAACACGTGATGATGGATTTAGAGACCCTTGGCACAGATGCTAATGCGGTCATCGTGGCGATCGGCGCGGTGGTTTTTGACTTTGAGAAACCAGATTTCCATGAGACCTGGTACACAACGGTCGATGCTCGTAGTTGCGTCGATGCAGGTTTGGCTATGACACCGGAAACAGTCGTGTGGTGGTTGCAGCAGAGTGAACAGGCTCGTGAGATATTTAAGACCAAGGGACATGACTTGAAGACATCACTGCACTTGTTTGCAGCTTGGATCAAAGAACACGACCCAGTAGGTATTTGGGGCAATGGCGCAGACTTTGATAATGTCTTGATGGCCAACGCCTACAAGGCTATAAAAGAACCCTTGCCATGGAGGTACTACAAGAACAGCTGTTTCAGGACAATGAAGAACCTGTTTAAGGTTTCAGTGCCCCGTATTGGCACCCATCACAACGCTTTAGACGATGCTATGTATCAGATGGGAGTCTTGAAGGAGATTAACAGAGTTTACGCTCTGAACCTCAAATAGCGCTCTGACCTTGCGCTCTGGATCAGTTTATAAAATGCTAGCCTTGGTATTGCTATTGGTAGCTACTTTACTAACTGATCAGAGCGCAATCCAGAGCGCTACTTTTAACAGTTGAGACTACTTTTTAGGTGGTTTCTTACCAGATTTCTTTTTGCAAGCCATATAGCCTCACTTGTTAGAAGAGATAGCGGTACCCACTGCATTACCTAGTTTTGCAGACAGGTCGCGTGAGCCAGGGCTAGATCCAAAGAAAAAGCCATTAGCTTGGGACGAGTTGGAGATCAGCCACTGCACTACAGCACCAAGCACTCCACCGATCATCGCCGCAATGCCCGGGTCAATAGTGATCTTCCCAGCGTTAGACAGCACTGTGAAGCAGCCATACAGTACCGCGAATATGCAGACATATGACGCAGCATTGATGAAATACCCAAGCCGTAGCACTCCCATGTTCTGCGCGTGGGCGTGCCGGGCAGAGTCAACGTCAGTAATGTAGGCTTGCTCGGTAGCGGCATCAATCTGTTTTTCCTGCACGTCAAACGCCCGCATCTTTGTCTTGAGGTCGGCGTCAATCTGTTTGAGTGCAGCCATTTGCTCAGGCGTGGCATTCTTCATGGCCGTGTCGATACCTGACTGCGTTGGATCAACAGGCGTACCGAGTGCGTCGCCCAGTGCACCTGCCGCCGCAGCTACTAATGCCGGAACCCCACCAGTGGCAAGAGCACCAATAAAGGGTAGCGTTTTCTTCCAATCAAAATCCATCATGCACCTCGTTTCGGTTCCTGTTTACTGACTTCCACTAACTCATCAAACGCCGTCGCTTCATCCACTATTTTTTCCGTGTCAGCCCACTCAATTTTCTGCCGCATGTTCAGCATATCGAGGCACGCCTTTATCTGCTCCTGCAGAGTGTGCGGGGTGATATTAGGTTTCTCAAAGTGGTATGTCATATCTGAGTTCCGAAAAGATCAGAGGCTGTGACCTGAGCGTTAATATGAGCTTCCAACACGTTCGCCATGACGAATATAGCTTTAGACATTCCGTGGGCTTCAAGCCTTCGGTTCTCATCAACATACCGCTGACGGGTACGGAAAAGGTGATCGAACACAAGCCTTTCCCTGTCGGTCCATCGTGGGTCATCTATCTTTACTTCCGAGAAATTCATGCGAATACCTGTGTCCCTTGGGTGTCCACAATCAGGGCTTGCTGGCGCTCCCCACTACGAACAAAACTCACGTGTACCCAACCCCTTGCCGGAGCGTTCCATGTCGGTGGTTGGTAGTATTCAAGGATGCATTGATCAAACGGCAGTTTTGCTGCCATAATCGCTTTCATCAAATTCTTGGGATCCCCATACTGCGGACAAGTAATGTCTGCAGCGCTTCCACTCATGTGCTGGCTATTAACCGCGCCCCCTACCAGTTTGTTCACCACAGGACTTCTGTACCCACTGCTGATATGGATGGGCAGACCCACCAGTGAGCGAATCATCTCAAGCCCGTGGCACAGTACGGTCAAATTGGCTATTGCCATGTCATCCGGGTCATTGGAAATACCCGCCCGATCTGCGCTCTGGCTAACCGTGAGTTCGGCAAGACTGAAGTGTTGGGAGATCATCATTTTGGTGGTCCCTTCAAAAACGCTATCCAGCCAGCAAGCAATAGGAAGCTTACTACAGATAGGATTCCGCCAATGCGTAAAGTGGTATAGAGAGTCTCCCAAAACTTAGCTTGACTCTCAGCCCGTTTTATCCACGCATCGTGTGCCCTACGATGGCCCTCTGCGTCCCCATCTGGAAAAGCATGTTGGATTATAGACTTCTCATCCTGAATATGCAGGTGCAGGTCTTGGCGCATTTGCTTGGAATCATCCCGTATCTGACGCAACTCGACAAACATTTCCTTGATCAGGTCAACGATCTGCTTGTCGGTCTTACGAACGTCTTGCTGTGTCACATCAAAGTCAAGACGAATGAAATCCGAGTCGGTGTTTATGTCTTGGTGCATTATTTGGAAATATCCTGGAGAAAAACGTATTTACCTTTGGCAATCGTCTCAATGAGTCCTGCGGAATCTGTATACTGAATATCATAAAAATAAGCCCCAGGTAGTTGATCTGCTTGCAGAGTAGATGGTGAAAAAGCCACCGTACCCACAAGAGCATCTATGATAACCCCAGATAACGCAAACAAGTTACTAGTGCTTGTAGTAGGGTTTTGTTCAGGATCCACTGTGAGTTTGAATGATCCGCCTGTAATATCTACAGCCACCCCGGTAGACTTGCGAGTTACTGTGATTATATCAGCCCTAGTATCACCTCTATAACGGGTCAAATTCGACATAGTTTCTCCTAATTTGTAGTGACGGTTTTCGAATCATCTACGATTACTGTAGACAATAGATTAGTGATGAATGAGGCAGCCAAATAAGAGTCATTAAATACGCCATGTAACGATGAATCGTTTAATGCGGCCTGTAAAAAACCGTCGGTTAAAAGTGCTTGTAGAGACTCGTCTCTAATCACTATATCCGATATATCCCGCCAAACCCCTACCAACCCGCTGGTGTTTACCTGCACCCCTTCAGCTATTGCATTGCCTACGGAAACCCCGAAAATCCTATGTAACTGGGCCACTAATCCATAAGCACTAGAATTGCCTACACTAGCGAATACAATCTGACTTAGTGTTACAAGAGACGACGGATTTATCGCATTGGCACTAGCTACAGAAGTCTTAAACGTGATATGTAATAGACTACTTATACCTTGAGCGCTAGACAACCCTACGGATCCAAGTATGGATATGGGCAGCGCGGTTGTCACGCCTACAGATGTGGCATTTCCAGGTGTAGCGGCTAGTATTTTATTGCTTACTTCTGGTACACCCGTGGCAGTGGCGTTACCCACTGAGCATATGATAACAGCATTGCCAGGCACCGTGACTGCGGATACTACCCCGACCGCAGACGCATTAGCAGGACCTACCTGTACGGAAACTGAATTCAGTGCGTGTACACCTACAGCACTAGCTTCGCCAGTTAACCCAGAAACACTCCTGTTTATGAGAACTGTAGGGTTGACAGCGGTTGCGTTTCCACTATTAGAGACAATGCTAGATGAGACACTAGTCTGTATGCCAGATGCGCCAGCGGACCCTACGGAACAGGTTATCGAGTTATTTGTAAGAGCTGTTACACCTATAGCCGAGGCCTGACCGATACCTGTACTTACAGTCCTAGACAATAGGGAGGCTGCGCCAGTAGCAGCGCAACTACTTAAGGTCCCTACAATACTGATAGGCAATGTGGCGACGATACCAGTTGCGACGGACGATGCTGGACCGACATTGATACTGGTATTACTGAATTCAGGAGTACCTGACGCAGTGGCATTACCAACAGAGCACGAGATGACTGTTACGCCTACCACAGAGATAGTCGCTACCACGCCCGTCGCGGAGGAATTACCTACACTTAGTACGACTGATGTAGGTAATACTGCAGGAACACCGACAGCGGAAGAAGCGCCTACAACCCCAGCAATCGTATTAGGTAACGCGATAGGGACGCCCGAGGCTTGCGCATTACCTATATTCGCCGTAATAGTCAGACCGCTAGAGACAGGATCTGTTGTCTGGAAGGCGCTTGTTTGGAAGGCCCCCGATTGAAACCCGTCGCCCGTGGCGGCGATTACTCCTGTATCAAACGCAGTTTGCTGGAACGCATCAAGTTGAAACGATCCAGCCACGACTTACTCCACTTTGACAAGTGTAGCGTGTAAGTCTTGGGCCGCGTCTTTGTAGTTCGCCAAAGCAAACTGCACGTACTCTTGGTTGCGTGCGGCCAACTCAGGGGAAAAACTATAACCCCATGTTGCGCTAAAATGGCAACTAAACCCGTCCTTGTTCCACTTAATATCAGTATGAGGAGCTTGGGTCTCCCTCCACTCACGTGACAGGTAGTAGAAACTCATCTCCGAAATAGGCGGCCATTGGTGCGTCGGGTCACCGTAGGCACGGTTGCTAGCCCAATGAGGGGTAACGATGGTAGCCTTGCCCCCTGGCTTGAGCACACGATGCAACTCATTGAAAAAGTGAATGCGCTCTTGTGCCGTAAGATGCTCCACAAAATGAGAACTGTACGCCTCTTCAATAGAGGAATCCTCAAACGGCCATGAAGCAGTGCCGATTTTAAGGACCGTATCAACCCCGTCCATCGCGTACTGATCGACACCATGAAAACCCTCACGTTTCTTTGAACCGCAGCCAAGATCGAGCTTGGTAGGCGCAACTACCGGGACGAGTTTCAGCTTTTTGTTAGTCGCCATGTTTCTTTCTACCAAACAAAATCAGCGGCGAGATCATAGTGACCCACCTTCACTGAACAGTCGACAGCACAGCGATAACCGTGCTTACGAGCTTCTGACCAGAAAGCCAAGTCCTGTGTACCTACACCTTCGGAGGCGCTAGCCTTTGTGCGGAACCAGGGACGTGCGATCTTTGGGTCTTTGAACATATCAACACGCCATGCATTGAATCCCATACCAGTACCACAGCATTCAACTAGACCCCCATTGGGGTCCGGTAACTGAGGTCGAAAGTTCAACACAGGGTCTTTCACATCGCCCCAGATTTGTGCGGCACCGCCTGGGCCTTTGGTGAAGTACAAACCCCCAATACAAGCGTACTCAGGGTTGGCCTCCATCCGCGACAGTAATCTCACGATGCCGTCAGGAGGGGGCAGGTTATCATGTTCGACGGTAATGATGTACTTGAATTTAGACAATTCAGGATGATCAACTATGTTTTTGATCGTGGTGCTGAATGCCTCACCAACTTCCATACCTACCGCGAACAGCCTAACGAACTTCCCATTGGGCGGTGTAAACACATTGAGCCAGCTTGCAACGGTCTTGGTGGGAATCTGACCAAACGCAGGTGTAACCCAAATGCAGGACAGATCTTTGTACCCCGCCTCTTTCTTTAAGCGGGTAACTGTTCTATTTAGATCAGCACAATGTTCGCCAGGCTGAAAACTTGAAATAATTTGCGGTTGCATCAGTGGGGTTTTCCAGTTAAATCTTAAACAACTGCTGGGAATCCGTCATCTACCTTTATCAAGTAAACCTGATTTGCTCCGTCAACCCTTGCACCTAGCCACCAGCCATTGCCGAGGTCTTGCACACCCCAATAACCAATACCCTGTGACTCGATGTACGTTCCTTGATCGTATTGCGGTTCCATCACAGTGCTCCGATTTTAACGTAAGGCATCACATCTGACATTTGCCAAATCTGAGACAAGGCTAGTGTTGCCGGGGGTGAGGCTGAGGTAACCGAGTAAATGCCGCCATCGTTGTAGCCAACGCTTGTCGCTGTGGCAGCACCGAAATACCCTTTGGCTGCTGGCAGTGGGTTGTCGTAGATCATTCCGCCTGTACGCACGAACGAGGCATACCCGGCAGTTGACGAACTTTGGCGATGGCCGTAAACGTACAGCCCGGTGTCCATGATCGAGCCAATGGCAACGGTTGAAAGGCGCAAGCCATAGACGCTATTGGCGATCAACGCCGTACCCGCACTGGAAGACGTTACCCCATTGATGCCGTATGAGGCACTGGAAGTTCCGCTGTTCCAGAACTGCATCGTGTTTTGCGTAGACCACACGGACTCAAACAATGTAGCGTTAGTGCTGTTCTGCTTGTAAATGATGAAGTCATTGGTATAGGCCGCAGTTGCGGCAACCGCGCTGGTTAACGTCCCTGTAATTGACTGCATCACAAGCAGTGTACTTGCCGACACAGGGGCCGCTACTCGCATAGGGCACAGCCATACGCTGTTGATGCCTGCGGACGATTGTGTCGACGCGCCAAGCTGCCGATTCTGATAGGTTAACGCTGTGTACCCAGCTCCCCCGCCACCACCCCCGGCTGGGGCAAAGATAGATAGAGAGGCGCTGTTGCCGTTGACGGACTGCGATAGCGTGATGTTCGTATTGCCTTCAAAGAACACGATCTGACTCGCCACCAAGCCTGTAGTCCCTGCCGCATCCGTACTCACACCAGCTTGGAACCCACCGCCGCCTGCTGCATTGGTAATGAATGGGGGCCAGGCCATGCTCAAGCCAGCAGTGTTGTGGGTTATACCTACTGTTGACCCACCTTGCGTTGTCGAGGTATAACCAATGCCAGCCTTGTTGGTATCGACAGTCTGATTGGCGGCGCTGAAAACAATGGTTTTGTTACTGCCAGACAGCGTGATGTTGTTGCCGCCTTGGAAAATGAACGAGTTGGCAGTCAAGTTAGAACTTGTAGTGCCAGCCGTATTGCCAGACAAAGCCCATACCACATCGGCCCCGCTGATCGTGATTGAGTTACCGGCTTGAGACAAGGTGACGTTGTTGCCGCCCGCAAGTTGCACCGTTCCGCTGCTGATGTTGGAGTAGCCACCCACGCCCGATGTACTATTTCCTCCAGCCAACAGACTCACCGCTGCGCCAGCACCTCCACCCCCACCAGCCGGAGCAGATAGGCTAAGACCCAAACCAGCACTGTTTAGCGCCATCGTCGCTGTGACGTTGGTTCCAGCAAATGTTGTCCCTACGCCTGCGATGTTGCCCGATGCTTGCGTTTGATTGGTCTGGGCGGCATAGGTGGTGATCCAAGCAGGGTTTGCCAGAGTCACACCATTTGAATTGTTCGTCCCGACTACAGCAACAGCGCCGTTGGTGGTTGTGGTGGCAAAGCCGTGTATATGCGTCACAGGGGATGCTGTAGTCAGGAATCCCGGCACACCAATCGTTGCCCCTGCACTATTAGCCGTGCCAACAACAATGTTCGCACCGTTAGTTGTGGTTGTGGCGAAGTTGTGGGCGTGATTGACGGGCGATGCCGTAGTCAAGAACTGCGTTGTATCCGCACCGACAATGCTAACCGTACTCCCATTGGCACTCAGGGTGACGTTGTTTCCACCAGCCCAGACAAGATTTTGGCCACTGATCTGGCTAGTGCCAAGCGTGTTACCACCGAACTGTTGAACTAGAACGTGATTGCTATTCCAGTCTGATGGACGTACTACGCTAGTCGCAGTACCGTCTGCGACCGTCTGCGAATAGGCGTGTTGGATACTCATTTTATCCTTGAGTTAGGTTTAAGCTGGAGTAATACGAAGTACGTCGGTACCTGCGCCTTGAAAATCTACTGTTACACTACCAGACACGATAGAGACGGTACCAGCTGAACTTAACTCGATATAACCGATGGCTCGTTTACTCGTGTCCGTACTATTAAAGATAATTCCGTAAGCACCGTTGGCAAAACCCGCGGCATTTTGCGGAATAACTGGATCTGTTGCGCGCAAGGTTAAAACGCCAGATACATTGGTCCAACTCACACCTGCAAGGTTAATAGGCCCCGTATAACCCCCGCCAGTACCTACCTGGTTAGTGGCGAAGTTAGTAGTACCTGTACCACCCCAATGAGGTGCCGCGGTAGCCATTGTAGGTACCGTCGCTGATGTAACGATACCCAACTGCAATACGTCGCTACTTAGATTATGAATCTTGTTTCCTAGGTCCAGAATAGCTTGCTGGAACCACTTGATATCGCCTGTAGCCATAGTGAACCCCTTAAAAAACTAGAAATTCCATAAATAATACATTATAAACTAATAGGGATCCCTGTTAAGTTTATAATCAAGGACCCATGATCTGGGTTACCTGAACTCTTTCTTAGATAAAACGCAGAGAGCGATCGCGAATTTTTGCAACAACGAGACAGCCGTAGCTAAATTAGTGACGTTCGTTGCCACATATGCGGAGCACTCCGTAGGAGTATGGGTTACAAGATACTGCACGACCGGGTCTAGTTTAGCCTCGGTCTTCGCCGCGTCGTCCGCAGCGATTAGGGCTAAGTCTGGAGGTAGGGTCCCCACAAGAGCGAACACCCCGTTATCATACGTGTAAACCCCAGGGGCGTAAACCTTCGGAATAGTGACGGTGAAAATATCGTATGCGTCGGCGGTAACCCTTGAATCGATAAAAGATTGCCCTATCAGATATGGGTCGAAAACGAATTTTTCACCAGCATAAATGACAATTTTGGAGTTCTTGTTTACAACTATTTGCGTCATGATTATTCCTTAATAAATTGGGCTATTTGTGCATAACCTATACCTGCCGTCTGATAAACCACAACAGTATTATTTCCGACAGGGGCCGCTGATACTAGAGTATTAGTCGTAGAATTTAGTTTCACAGGCGATGTCAGGCTCAAAATGTTACCAGACACGTTTATAGAGTAGGTTGACACTCCAACCTCATTGTCCCTATAAATAACAGTCTGTTTTGTAGGAGAATTGACGACTACGTCCCAGTCATATAAACTAGAATATAGACTAGGCCCTAGGATAGGAGTATTATTTGTGAGAGTAGTACCGGAAGCCGTAACGATGGAGTTTCTAGATCCGGCAGAATCGTAACAAATCCATAAGAACTTGTTGGAAGATAAATACTTGATTCGACTATATATTGAGGTTGTATATGCACTCAGTATACCGCCGAAAGATAGACTATAGCCCGACGCTGTGGCTACCACCGCACTAGTATTTGTCGCTGTAGAACACGATAAAACAGCCGTGTCCGTAGCCATGAAACACGAAGATAGGTTATAGTAGGTGCTCGATCCAGTTACTCCAGAATAATAGTAAGTTGTAGGGGTGGTGAAGGTCAACCCAGACGCCCTAATTAGAGATCCATAAGACGGGCCTGTACTGGAAGTACTCGCCACATTATGGGCGTACATTAGGGCTTTGCCGGGGGACAGGTAAGAGGTTTGTAACCAACCATTAGGCGCTTGAGGAGTCCCTAAATATGCGGCACCGTACGAAACGGCGGTATTCTGAGTTCCTCCAGTTATAGTACCCGCAGTAATAGTACATGCGTTCCCATAAATGGAGTTTGACGAAGAATTTCTGTACAGAATAACAAATCCGCCTGTTGCGGCTGTGGGGGTCACTCCAACCCAGTAACAAGAGGTCGCGGACGTATTAATAATACTAGAGGGAAAAGTAGCGGTGGTCGCAGAGGTACTAACAGGTATGGCTATGGGATTCTGACCAGAAACCATATACCCTATAACTGCCTCGTCTGTATTAGTCTGGCAAATACTTAAAACAGTGGTTGCGGGCGCATTGGTTGGAGCCGCGCTCTCGGTGTTATATGTAATAGCGGTTCCAGATACACTTATAGTTCTGGCAAAAATAGTACTCGCTGTCGGCATGTATACAAACGCAGCCTTATTTGTATTTGTCTGGCATAA